TCAGGAAAGGGTAGTAAGCAGAAGCGGCGGCGAAAGATCGAAGGTGCCCACTTGCCTGACCCAGAGCGCGGCTGAGCCATGCGCACCGACAAGATCGGCGCGTTCCCCAGCTGCGAGGCCGAAAGCAGGCACAGCCGTCCGCCACGCCGCATGGGGAGCAACGACCCGGCCGTAGCCCACGAAGTATTCCTCGCGCTCCTCGATCAGTGGAACCTCGATGCTGTCGTCCCACCGCCACTGTCCGCGGGCACGGCGCGTCCAGCGGCAGGTGAGAGCGCCGTCTGGCGCTTGCGTGATCTGCGGATGGACCGGACAGAGGGGGCGCCGCGACAGGCCGGCATTGGCGAGCCTCGCGATCACCGGCTCGGCGTCTCCCGTGCCGATCGCCGCGACCTGCGAATTTGCCAGCGGGGGCACCAGCATGGGATCGAGCGGGACCAGAACGTCGTCAACCAGCACCACAAGCGCGCCTGCCGGATGGCCGATAAGTGCGGCAGGCTCGGTCCCGCCGCGACCGCGCAGCAGCCCCGAAATGCGCCAGCGCGCCGCGCCCAATGGTTCGGCGCGCTGAAACTGGACCATCTCATTTCCGATCAGCAGGCGATTGGCTCCGCGGGCGAGCCCGGCGATGTCCGTGTCGGGCAAGCCCAGGTCTGCGGCGACAAGCACGATCTCGGCATGGGCCCGGGGCTCGAACAGCAAGGCGGGTGAGGCCGCGAGCGGTGCCGCTAGTGCACCCATCACGGCCCGACGGCTACCTGTCGTGCCCAGTTCGGCAAGCGTGCTGCCCTGAACGGCGAACAGCGCCGCTCCGCGCCATGCCGCATTGTCGGCCGAAGCTGCGGCAAACAGCGAAGGCTCCGATGGGTTCGCGCCTGTCTCGGGCGGCAGCTCGATCGCAGCGAGGCGCGAAGCGGGCACGGGAAGATCGGGCGGCGCGAGATTCTGGCCCGGATCGCTCGGCCGTGCCGCGCCGCCGGGAGGGGCGAGCCGCTCGAGTTCGAGCGCGATGCCGCGGTCGAACCACTCCCAGCTACGCAGAAACCACTGGCCCGGCGCTCCGGGGAGACGGACGATCACGCCCGGCGCGATGCGCGGATCGAGCTCGCCAATGCGCCAGGTCACGGTCTCGTGCTGCCAGCGCGCGCGAGTAGCGCTATCGTTGGCAAGCTGGCGAGCGCCGCTGGCGGTCAACGTGGCTGGCAGGTCGATCATCAACTCGCGTCCAGCGCTACGAACCCCTGCCGCGCGCTGGACCCCGGTCTGGTAGTCGCGCGCCTCGTCGTAGTAGCGCACCGCCGCCGGGGTCCGCGCGGGGATGCCGGCGCGTTGCTTGTGGCGCGCCTCGCCGTCGGCCTCGGCATCGGGCGAAAGCGGGTCGGGCAGGGTGATGAGTTCGCCGCTCGGCGTCGAGAGGGCGTCTAGCTCGAGCCCTTCCTCCCCCGAGACGCACACCAGCGGGATGGCCTGGTCGATCGCCGCGAGGGTTGCCGCCAGCGGCCCACCCTCGTCGGCAAAGCCGCGCGCATGGGCAAGCGGCGGCGCACCGGGCTGTCCTGCCGCGCCCGGCACGAGCCGGGCAAGCGAGACCGTCTCCTCGCCGCCATCGGCGAAGATCTCGAAGCTCAAGGCGGGAATGCGGTTGCCGTAATCGCCCAGCTCAAGGTTCTCGAACACGACATAGGCACAGTCGCGAAAGGCCGGTGCCTCGCTGCCCTTTGCGGCCGCGATCAGCGGATCGACCGGATCGTCGCCGAACCCGCGATAGAACCGCAGGGTTCCGCCGACCTTGAGATCTTCATGCGCGCCGCGCATCAGGTTGCCGTCGGCCCAGATCCTGCCGATCCGGATAATCGGCGTGCTCGACAGCGCGACGGCGAAAGAGGCCGAATAGGAATAGGCGGTCGTCGAGGGCTGGCCTTTGCGCCCCTTTTCCTTGCGCTTGCTTTCGACGAGGTCGGTTGACCAGATCACGGTGCCCGGCACGCGCATCCGTCCGAACTGGCGGGGGATGGCCTGGCCGTAGCTCGAGGTGCTGATCGCCAGATCGCGCAGGCGCGGACCTTCGCGGCCGCCGGGACGCAGGATGCGGGCGTCGACCTGCTGGCCGATCAGCGCCCCGATCGATCCGCCGATCGGGCCGCCGACGGCGGTGCCGAGCGCGGTAAGAACCAGTGTTGCCATGAATCACCCTTCCGCAATGGGCGCAAGGCGCCATGTTGCGCCGATCCGCCATGCCGGATCGCGCGGCTGGTGGACCACGCGGCGCAGCCCTGCATGGGCGTGGACGACGCTCACGGGGTCGATCGCAATCGCAAGATGATGCTGCGCGAAACCGAGCACGATCAGCAGCACGTCGCCCTCGCCCACAGGACCGGCGACCGGCGTGAGCCCCGATCGCTTTGCCAGCGGCAGCCAGTGGTCGATGCCCAGATTGCGCAGGCCGTAGCCCGCAGGGGCAACCGGCTGTCCGCCTGCTGCGGTAAGCGCCGCGCCGACAAGGCCGACGCAGTCGAGCCCCGTCGCAGGATCGCGCCCATGCAGGCGGAACGGCGTGCCGACAAGGCCAAGCGCGGCCTGCGCCAGCGCGCAGCCGGACGCGTTCACGGCTGGCCGTATCGGGCAAGCAGATCGTTGCCCGGAAGGAATGGCTCGCCCCGGAAGTTGGCGGCATTCCCGAACCGCGCGGCGCAGGTGGCGACAGTGTGGTCGCATCCCTCGCGCAGTTCCACCCGGGTGCCGGGCGGCGTCCCTTCGACCAGGGGCCGGTCAAGCACCAGCCAGCCTTCGGCGGCGTCGATGATGCCGTATGCGATCCCGGTCTGCGGTCCGCCCATGAAGCGCAATCGCCCGTCGACGTGGGCCTCGCCGTTGGTCCCTTCCAGGCGCACCCGGTTGCCATCGAGATCAACCGCCGCGAGCATGCGCCACGATGTATATCGGGCCGCCGCAAGCCCGCAGCCCGGCCCGCAGAATTCGGCGCGGCACGTCGGGCTGGTGCGCGGCACGAGATCTTCGTCGAGCAGGCTCTTGTTCGACCGCAGCTCTGCGGCGAACCGCACGCGGTCGTCCTCGATCCGGCCCATCCGGCCGGTGTAGAGCGTATGATGTTCAAGGCTCGACCAGTCGACCGCGCCAATCTCTATCGCCGCCTCGTCGAACAGGCCGGCGGCGAGATCGTCTTCGCGGATTGCCGCGTGGCTCAGCGCGCCCTGCACCTCGGCGCTATCATTGGCAAGGTCGGCGGTGAGCCGGATCGCGGCCGGAATCATGCCGGGCGCGGCGAGGTGACGCATTCCGCCGAAGGCAAGATCGCGGTCGTGGCTGGTGAAGGCCAGCGCCGTGCCGTCACGCCGGTAGATGCGCCAGAAGGTCGCCACGGTGTTAAGATCGCGGTCGAAGAACACGCGCATCAGACGCTCTCCCTGATCTCGATCAGCGGCACCGAGGGAGCCTCGCCGACGGCGAAATTGACCGCCGAGACGTCAAGCCGGTCCTCGGCGAAGCGCACCGGCACGTCGAAACGAAAGCCGACGCGCACCTGCGCACCGGCGGGCGGGGCGGCGGCGAGGCGGAGCGTGCCCTTGTCGCCCAGGGTCCACGCGGTGGTCGCCGCCCCGCCGACGCTAACCAGCAGCGTCTCCGCACGCGGACGGGTGATCGCGCGCACCTGCGGCTGGGTGCCGCCGCCATAAGACTTGACCAGCTGGAAATCGGCGCGTGCGCCGTCGCCGACGCCGATCAGCTGGTCGAGCATGGTGGGCGCGCCGGCCATTCCGTTTGAACTGTTGTCGAAGGGGTCGGCGAGGCGGAAGCCCCGCGCCGGTCCGCGACGGGCGCGGAAGAAGGCGATCAAATCGGCGAGTTCGGCTTCGGACCGGATGCCGGGGCCGACGTCGAAGTGCAGCCGCGCATCCGACCAAAGCGCGTTGCGCCGCTCGTGCCCCGAAGCCGTCACCGCGATCGAGGTGGAGAATTCGGGCGCGACCGAGGCGCTTCGACCCAGCGCGAATGGGTAGAGGACATCGTCGAAGGGATCCATGGCTTGCTCCGGTGGAGGGGCGAGGCGGGTGTAGCCGTCGCGGGTGACCTGCGGCAGCGCCCAGACATAACGGCGCGGGACACCGCGCGCGGCGGCTTCGTCGATCCCTGCATCGATGCGGGTCCAGAACAATTCCGCGTCGACCGGATCGAGCACGAAGCCCGCGAAATAGTCCTGATCGGCCAGCGGATAGCCCAGGCGTTCATCGGCGAAGGCATAACCCGCCCGCCGCGCGGCGTCGGCCCCCGCAGTGAGCCAGTCATAATCTTCAAGCTGCAAGCGGTCGAAGGCGGGATAGGCCCATCCCACCGGCAGGTTGGCGCGGTAGAGTTCGGGCATTTCGGGCGCGAGGATGGTCGGCGTGAAGGCCAGCAACAGCACTTCGGCCTTGCCGCCCGCGGCGCTGCGCACCGCCGCAGTGAGCGCCCCTGTCGATTGCGCCAGCAGCGCGCCCGCCGCATCGAGCAGCGCGGTCCGGGCCGCGTCGAGAGGTGCGGTGATATCCGCGATGACCGGGGGATCGCCGCCGAAAGCGGCCCGTGCTGCGGCATCGTAAAGGCAGATCTCGCGCGCGGGCGTCACCCACCACCAAGGCTCGCCGATCTGGAAGCGCACCGGCAGGTCGGCCGCCTGCAACAGGCCGACGAACCGCTGCGCGATTGCGGCGAGCCAGCCCATCGCTTCGGCATTGGCGGGAGAGAGCAGGGTCGAGGGCGGCACCCACCCCGTCAGTGCGGGCGCGCCGCCGGCGGTGCGCTGCTTCCAGCCCTGCGGGCAATAGGCGTCGAACAGTTCGTAGGAGAGCGAGGCGATCACCGTGAAGCCGGCTTCCCTGGCCAGTGCGAAGTAGTTCGCATGCCAGCGGGCCACCGGTGTCGCCAGCGCACCGTCGGATGCGGCGAGCAGGCCCCCGTTCCCCTGCCGCGCGAGCCGCATGAAGTGGCTCATCCCGACATAGTGGACGATGTCCTCGCGGTAACCGAGGCCGGTGACCGCGCGCAGCAGGCGCGTGGGCGTCTGGTTATAGGCGTCGTCATAGGCGGTCGCCATCCGCTCCCCGTGCGGGGGCACGAGCACATCGCCAAGCTCGATCATCGCCCGCGCTCCATCGGCGCGGATCTCCGACATGGTCACGGTGCCATTGAAGCGCGCGGGCAGCGATGCGGTGCTCCCCGCCACATAGCCGGGCGCGACCAGAGAGACGAACATCCGGTCGATGTCGCCGGGGGGGACCGGCTCGCCGGGAAGGCCGTAGCCGCTTTCGAGGGTGGAAAAGGGCAGGGTGATGCGTGCGTCGGTGGGCGTGCCCACGGCATAATTCCAGAGCCGCACATACCAGACGCGCGGGTTGCCCGCCGCATCGCGGCCCTCGATCGTCAGGGTCGGGCCGTTGGGCAGGTCGAGCGCGATCACGCCTTCCGACCGCCAGCGGAAGCTCAGCGTGGTGTGGGCATAGTCCCGGTCGGTGCGGTAGGCGAGCAGCGGGTGATCGAGCGTGTCGACGCTGTCCCAGATCAGCCCGACAAGATCGCCTTCATGGTGCAGTTCGACATCGACCCGGAGCGAGTCCGGCCCTGTCGCCACCACCGATGCCATTGCGCGGCGGGGGAAGTTGACGGTCCAGAAGCGCGGGTCGAAGCGCTGCATGAAGGTGCTTTCCTGCGCGCGGGCCTCGCGGGCGAGCCAGAATGCCATCGGAAATCCTTTCGCTCAGGACTGTTGCAGCGCGCGTCGCACGGCGCTCGCGATCTGGCGCGAGGAGCGCTGCATTGCCGTCGGCGCGGCCTGCCCGCGCGGCACAGCGACCTGGATCGCCACGCGCACATCGCGGCCCGGCGCGGCAGAGAGGCCGGTCTCGACCCGACCGGCGGCGGTCGGGACGAAGACCTCCGGCCCGCGCTCGCCGACCAGATAGGCGCGCCCCGGCGCAACCGGGCCGCCGGTTGCGCGCCCGGGCAGGCCGAACAGCGCGCCGATCGTAGTGCCGAGCAGATTGCCGAGCCCGCCGCCACCACCACCACCGCCGCCTCCGCCCCCGCTGCCGAAGAGATGGCCGATCCCCGACTGGAGCGCATAGCCGGCGATCTCGCCAAGAGCGCTGAAGGCAACGCGCTTGAGATCCTCGAAGCCCACAGTCCCGCGCCGCAGCGCCGACAGCAGCCCGCGCTCGAGCACATCGCCTGCGCGCCCGAAGCCGTCGAGCAGCGATCCGTCGAACGAACGGCGCATCGCCTCGACATCGGCGGCGAAGCCTTCGGTGCGGGCGCGCACGTCGATCACGAGTTCCTCGAAATTGTCAGTCATCGGCATCACGCTCCATCATGCGGGCGATCATCTCGCGGCTTGGCGGCGGGGGAGGGGCGGCAAGCTCTTCGCCTGCGCCGAGCGCCATCGTCAGCTCGGTCGGGGTGGCGCTCCAGAACTCGCCGGGGCGCCAGCCGAGCGCATGGGCGGCAAGGCTGGCCCAGCGGGGGGCAAGCTCGGCGAAACGGGCGCTCATGTCTCGCCCTGGAGCACCTGCGCGAGCACGGCGCGGACCGGGACGGTCGCGCAGACCAGCCCCATCGCCAGCACCGCCTGACCGACGGCGACGCGATCTGGCCGGTGCTCGCCCGGCAGGCAATGCCACAGCAGCGCAGTCATTTCGGTGAGGGTCAGCCCGCCCGTTGCCGCGCGTTCGACCAGTGCGAAGAGCGAGCCAAGCTCGGCCTCGGCCAGCACGAGGCTCTCGAAGCTTGGGCGCAGCACATGGCTCACCCCGCCAACCACAAGGGCAGCCTCGCCGCGCAGCGGGTTGGGCGGGGTCGTCATGCCGCCACCACCGGACCCGAACTTTCGAGCTGGAGGGTGTAGCTGCGCTCCCCGTTGAAATCGCCGGCATAGTCGAGCCGCTGCACCAGGAACTTGCCGCGCAGCCTGGCACCGTCCTCGAAGGACAGCTCGTAATCGTCGAGCGTCCCGGCAAGCGCATGGGCGCGCACGTCGTTTTCAGCGGCGCTGCCGAGAAAGATGCCGGCCGCGCTCACCGAGACCGAGCGGGTCCCCGCACCCGACAGCAGATCGCGCCATCCGCCCGACTGCTTATGGGTGATGACCACCGTGTCGCCGTTGATCGACATCTGCGTGGTCCTGAGCCCTGCGACGGTCTGATAGGCCGGGGGCGAGGCACCGTCGGCGATCTTGAGCAGGAAGGCGGCGCCGGATTGTGCGGGCATGGGGCTTACTCCGAGAGAGGTGCGAGAAGGCGGAAGCGGTATTCGAGCAGCGCGGCGCGCCGGTTGTCGGCGCGCGCCTCGCTGCGCGAGCGCAGAAAGCGGATCGAGGCCAGTTCGAAGCCGGGATGGAACGGCGGCAGATCGAGCACCCGGCGCTCGATGGCACCAAGCAGCGGGGCGTCGGCGGCGGGTTCGTCGGTGCGGCTTTCGAGCTCGAGCGCTATGCGGATTTCGCGGCCCGGGCGGTCCTTGGTGCCCCAGTCCGTGCCCGCGCTGGCAGCGATGCCGAGCCACGGCGGCGTGGCGGCGAGCGGGGCCTCCTCCTCGATGGCGTTGATCGCGGCGAGTGCAGGGTCGGCTCTCAGCCAGGCGATCAGCGCGGCGCGCAGGTCATTTTCCATCGCGGAGGTCTCCAAACAGATCGGGCCAGAGCGCGGGCGCCGAGTGCCAGTCGTCGCCCCGCTTCGGTCGGCGGGCTGCGGCCCGGCTGGCAGCGATCCGCGCGGCGCGCCGCTGAAGGCGCCGGACCAGCGTGGCGGTGCGGGCGGAGACGCGGATCATCGGAGCCGCACCTCGCGCCACGGACGCCACAGGGCGGTGACGCTGGCGGGAGGGACCGCGCCCGGCTTGCCCTCGCGGTCGCGGTAATGGTGCGCGGCGAGCCGGATGATCCCGTGACGCAGCGGAGCTGGAAGACCCGCCCAGTCGCCGGCGATGCCAACCACCAGAGTAAGGGCCAGGCTATCGCCCTGGAGCGAACCGATCACCCGCAGGCAGGCGCTCCCGGCGATGCGCCATTCAAGCGTCTCCGCCGGTGCCGCGAGTGCGGCCCGTGTGCCGTCTGCCGCGATCACCGCAGCGGCGGTGAGTTCCCGGACCGGACGCGAGGTCAGCTCCTGCCAGGTGGCCGACAGCGGGATGATCTCCTCCACCGTCTGCCTGAGAGGGGCCTTCCCGGTGAAGGTTTCGCACACCGTCAGGCTGGTTTCGAGCAGACCTGTCAGCGCTGCATCGTCGTTGGGGCGGCTGATCTCGAGCCATTGCTTGAGCTCCGCCAGCGCAGCGGTGCCGGGCACCGGAGGCTGCACGATTGTCCGCTGCATCGCGGTGTCTCCCTGAATGTGATCAAAAAGAGGGCGCCCGCATCGGGCCAGTCAGGCGGGAAGAGCGGCCTGGATAGATGCGGGCGCGAGAACCGGACGGCGCGCGAAGGGGGCGCGCGCCGTCCGGGGAACAAGACGGGGCGGGGGCCTCAGGCCTCGATTCTGAGCAGCTTGATTGCGTTCGAATCCAGCACCTTCCCGCCGATCCGCCGGGTCGCATAGAAATGCACGAAGGGCTTGTTGGTGAAGGGATCGCGCAGCACCCGGGTGGCGCTGCGCTCGGCGATCAGATAGCCGTGGCGAAAGTTGCCGAAGGCAATCGGGAAAGCAGCGCCGGACACGTCGGGCATGTCCTCGGCCTCGATCACCGGATAGCCGAGCAGGCGGTCGGGCTGGCCTTCGACCAGGCCGGGCTGCCACAGGAAGGCCCCGTCGGTGGTCTTGAGCTTGCGCACGCTCGCCAGCGTCGCCGAGTTCATGACGAACACCGCTCCCTGCCGGTGGCCCGACTTGAGCGCGTGGATGAGGTCGATCAGCCGGGCGTCGAGCGCCGTGCCGAGCCCCGTGGCGCTGCCGGTGCCGATATATTGCACCGTGCCGAAGGCGCGCACGCCATCCTCGGCAGTGGCCTTGGCGGTCGACAGGAAGCCTTCGGGCTGGTTCACCCCGGTGCCCCTGACGAAAGCGCTGCCCTCCGCCCGGGCGAATTCGAGCGCGATTTCGTTAGCGAGCCAGCTCTCCAGATCGAAGGCGAAGTCGTCGAGCATGGTCTGGCTCGCCGCCGGGTTGGCGTAGAGATCGCCGCTCGGCGGGGCGATCTCGGCGAACTGGGGCGTGGCGGTCTCGGTGCGCGGGGCGGTTTCGCTGACCCAGCCCGAGGCAACGCCGCTGGTCGCAACCAGCTTTCGATAGCCCGAGGTGCCGGTCTGCACGATCTGGGCGATGGCGCGGATCGGGCTGATGTCGGCGAGCTGTGCCGCGATCGCCACGTCAATCTGGCGCGGCACGGCGAAGCCGCCGTCGCCCGGAGGCGTGCCGGTGATCGACTTCAGCTCGGTTTCGCGGCCCCTGCGCAGGTAGCCGTCGATGAAGCTCTTGACCTCCGGTGCGTCGCCGCCCGGAACAGCGCCGCCGATCGCCGGGCGGCCAGCGGCGCGCGCGACTTTGTCGAGCCGCGACTTCACCTCGTCGACATCCCCGCGCAAGGCGGCGATGTCGGCTTCGGCCTGATCCTGGCGGGCGACGATGTCGAAGCTTGCGCCGAGCGGATCGGCGGCGGGGGTGACGGGAGCGGGAGTGTTTTCCATGGGGCAGTGGCCTTTCGGTTGGGCAGAAAAAAGGCCGCCCCTGTGGCGGCCGGTGGGAAAGGATGGGCAGCGCGTCGGGGCGCTGGTCAGGCAAGCATGTGGACGCGGGCCATCGGATGGAGCGGGTGCGTCACGAGGCTGACCTCGATGAGATCGACCTCGATCAACTCGCGCCCCGCCATGGTTCGGCGCGCGGTGCGGGCGCGGAAGCCGAAGCTGAGCCCGTTGACCTGCCGCTGCGCGAGCAGGTTCGCGGCGCGGCTTTCGGGCCGGTCGATGCGGGCGATCACCCTTAGGCCGCGCGCATCTTCGGCGACATGCTCGATGACACCGATCGGCTGGTCGGGCCGGTGCTGCCAGTAGAGCGGCAGCGGCCCCTCGCGCACCGCCAGCGAGCGGACAAAGGCCCCGCGCCGGATGGTGTCGTGGCTCGCATCGGCGATGTCGAACAGCGCGGCGTATCCGGCAAAGCGGATCGGGGTGGCGGCGCAGAGCGTGGTCACAGCCGGTCCCACAGGCCGAAGCGCACCGCGATGCCGATCAGCAGCAGCGCCAGCGCCCCGCGGATCAGCCAGTCGACGAAGGCCTTCCACGCGCTGGTCTTGGCATCGCGCCACGCCCGGAGCAGCTCGCGCAGCTCGACAAGGTCTCCCTCAGCGCCGGGATCGCCGAGCCCGAGCCGCTCGAGCGCGCGGTCGGTGGCGAACGCGCTCGCTTCCTCGATGATGGCGCGCAGGGTGACGAGTTCCGCCCCCTCGTCGCGTGCCTGGATCATCAGGCTGGCCAGAATGTCTTCGCGGCTCATTGGGCATTCTCCTCTGCCGGGAAGCCCAGCATTTGGCGCTTTTCGGCGCGGCTCAGGAAGTCGGCGTCGGAGACCTGCGACCACAGCCGCTCGCGGTCTTCGGACAGGGCGGGCACCAGATCGAGATCGATGCCCAGCCTTGCCGCGCCGAACCACGGGGCGAGGCCCTCGCGCAGGGCGGCAAAGATCTTCTCGGCGAGCGGCAGCAGCGTCAGCCGCCACAGCGCGCGGTTGGCCTCGCGGTAATTGGCGTAGGTGTTGTCGCCGGGCAGCCCCAGCAGCATCGGCGGCACCCCGAAGGCGAGCGCGATGTCGCGCGCCGCTGCGCTCTTGAGTGTCGCGAAGTCCATATCGGCAGGCGTGAGCGCCATGCTCTGCCATCTGAGCCCGCCATCGAGCAGCATCGGGCGCCCGGCGTTGGCGGGCCCCGAAAAGGCGATGTCGAGTTCGCGCTTGAGCCGCTCGAACTGCTCGTGCGCAAGCGTCGCGCCGTCGCCGGTCTCGTAGACCAGCGCGCCCGAGGGCCGCGCGGCATTTTCCAGCAGCGCCCGGTTCCACGCGGTTGCGGCATTGTGGATCAGCACCGCCTGCCACGCCGCCTCAAGCGCACCCGCGCCGCGATGATCGTCGAGCGGGTGCATCGTCCTTATCGCGATCACGCCCGGCCAGCCGTTCTCGTCCTCGATCGCGAGGCGCGTGGCCGTTCCGCTCACCGCGTAGTCATAGGCATGGGGCCAGCCGCGCCCGTCGAGCACCACCTGCATCCGGTCTGGCCGCAGGGCGAACAGCTCCACCGGGGCACCGGTACCATCCTTGATGATCTGCACATAGGCATTGCCGTGCAGCAGCAGGTTGGCCGCCAGTGTCTCGACCAGCGATTGCCCGGCGCTGGTTGCCGTCACCAGCGAGGCCAGACGGTGGTCGGAGCAATCGAGCGGGGCCTGGCCGATTCCCTCGGCCAGCAGCCGGACGGATCGCTGGGCGATGGGATTGGCAAGAAAGCCTTCCGCGATGCCCCGCGCATAGTCGTAGCGGCAGCCCGGAGCGGCGCTTTCAAAGGCGGGATGCCAGGCATGGATCATGCCGCCCCCCAGCGTCACGCGGGCGGGCTCCCCGCCCTTGAAGGCGGAGCGGAACAGGTCGAGCAGGGGCATGGGAATTCCTTTGGTTTAGATCGGCCGCACGCTGGGTCTGGCGGTGCGCCCCAGCATCAGTTCGGTCATCGCCCAGACCAGCGCGTCGGCGCGGTCGGGGCTGCGACCGGGGCCGGCATAGGTGCCGCCCGCAAGCAGACCGCATAGCTGGTCCTCAAGCCGCGCGAAGACGCCGACGTGCCGCACCCGGCCCGCCGCATAGAGCGCCGCGACCGGCTCTGCCCGGGCAACCTTGCCGCGGGCGGCGTGGACCAGTTTCACCGGCAGTGCCTGATCGGCTGCGCGCAGCACGCTTTCGACCATCGCGCCGCCCTGGTTGGCCTCCGCGACGACCCGGTCGGCACCCCATTCACGGGCCGCCTCGGCCACCCGCCTTGCCCATCCGGTCGGTGCCGCGCCCCCCAGCGAAGCATCGGCCAGAAGCCGGGCAATCCCGTCCACCCCGAGCGCGGCGACGACAATGCCGCATTCGTCGCCCCCGGCGCTTGCCGGCGGGTCGATCGCGACGACGACCCGTGCATGTTCGGGAACGGCACCCTGTTCGCGGGCCTGTTCGAGCAGCGAGCGGGTCCACAACGCGCCCTCGATATCCTCGAGCAGTTCGCCGTCGATCTCCTGCCGGGCCAGCCGGGTGCCGCTAAACTCGCTGGTGATCGCGTCGATGAAGCGGGCGGGCAGGTTTTCGGTGTTGTCGCTGGTCGTGCCGTGGGTGATCGTCACCTCGCCGCCTGCCGCCGCCTGCGCGACGAGGCGCTGCACCAGCGGCACGGCGCGCGGCGTGGTGGTAACAGCGATGCGCGGATCTTTGCCCAGCCTGAGGCCGAGCAGAAGGTTGTCCCAGCAGCGCGTCGCGCGCTGGTGCGCCAGCGGCCACTTGCCGATCTCGTCGCACCAGGCGTGGCTGTGCTGGGGGCCGCGCAAGCCTTCAGGTTCGGCCGCGGAGAACAGCTGCGCCTGCGCTCCGCTGCGGAACCGGATGCGGTGGAGCGAGGGTTCGAACTGCGGCTTGTGCCCGGGCCGGCAGATCGCCAGCAGTCCGCTCTCGCCCTCGACCATCACCGCGCGCGCCTCTGCCAGCGAGGAGGAGACCAGCGCGATCCGGGCGTCGGGATTGGCATCGGCGATCATCCGCACCCACTCGGCCCCTGAACGGGTCTTGCCGAAACCGCGCCCGGCCAGGATCATCCAGATGCGCCAGTCGCCCTCGGGCGGGAGTTGGTTCTTGCGCGCGGTGTAGTCCCACAGGTATTCAAAGCTGTTGCGTTCGTTCCGGTCCAGCGCCTCAGTGACTTCGCGACGCAGCTTTTCCCCGTCTTCCGACAGGTCGGCGATCATCTCGTCGAAAGGGCGGCTCATGCGCGCTTGGCTTCCGCAGCGGCTTTCTGGCGGGCGATGCGCTTGCGGATGTCCTCGATCTTGCGGTCGATCGAGGCGCGCACCTCGGCAGCGCTGACATCCTGCGTCTCGCTTGCACTGCGCGCGGCCGTATTGCGGTGGGCGGCCAGCAGGCGGATGGCGTTGGCGAAGTCGAACTTGCCGTCGTCGGCGGTGCGGGCGTCGCCTTCGCGCAGGCGCCGCACGACATCCATTTCAAGGTGCAGATAGCCTTCGGCGAGGGCAACCAGCCATTGCCGGGCGAATTGGGGTTCCTCGCGCCGCACCTTGTAGGCGCGGCTTGCGCTGATCCCGGCCTTTTCTGCCGAGGCTGTAACGTTCGAGCTTTCGGCGAGGTGATCGAGGAACAGGCGTCGCCAGTTGTTGTTGATGTGTCCGCTTTCGCCGTCTTTCAGGCTGGGGCGGATGGCGATGCGCTTGCCGGGCGGCTTGGCCATGGCGGATACTCCTGGAGCGCGGACAGCAGAAAGGGCGGCGCTTCCGGGGAGCGCCGCCTGCTGGCGAATCGCAATTTTTCGATGATGCCCTTTTCTAACCAAAGAGCGTAACGATGTCAAGAAAAATAACCAAACTGGTTATCAGAATCTGTCATCGTCATGCGCGCGCGGCGGTGCCGTAACAAAATTGCAATTTTTCCATTGACGACAAGCGGATTCGTGCAATTCTTGTCGTCACCCCTTTTCTTCATGTCGCTTGCGAGGAGAGGTGATGACTGACCGCGCATTTCTGGCCCAGATGGCAGGTTATGGCCTGTCGACGGTCGAGATCCACTACTGGATGCCCGATCACCGCAGTCTGTTGCAGCAATTCGTGATGCAGCAATACGACGTGGCGCCGCAATTTCCCGAACTCGACCGCTTTCTCGCCTTCTGGCGGCACGAGATCGACGCGGTGCTGCATTCGGTGCGCGTGGCGCACAGGCATTTGATCGGCCCGCAGGAGTGGCGTGCCGTGGACGGGATTGTCACGATCAATTGAGCGGCGGGAGCCCGCCTCCTGCTCCCGTCTCAGGGGATGGGGAAGCGCCTCAGATAATCCCGATCGCCCTGCCCGCGCGCTCGAACATGCCGAGGATCGTCTGCACCTGTTCGGCGGTGTGTTCGGCGCACAGGGAGCAGCGCAGCAGGGTCATGCCCGCTGGCGTGGCCGGGGGCCGCGCAAGGTTAACGTAGAGGCCTTCCTTCAGCAGCGCCTCCCACATCATCGCGCCGCGTTCCAGATCAGGCATGATGACAGCGATGATCGCGCTCTGGGGCTGGTCGGTGCCGAGCTTGAAGCCGAGATCCTTAAGACCCCGGTGCAGCGTGCGGCTGTTCTCCCACAGGTGCGCGCGCTTGTTGCCTCCGTGCATCAGCTTGCGGATCGAGGTGGCGGAACTCGCCATCACGCTCGGCGGAAGCGCGGCGGTGAACACGTAGGGGCGGCACACCAGCCGCAGCACCTCGAACTTCGGGTGGTTCGACACGCAGAAACCGCCCACCGTGCCCACGCTCTTGGAAAAGGTGCCGATGATGAAATCGACCTGGTCCAGCACACCCTGCTCTTCGGCGACCCCGCGGCCATGCGCGCCGATGAAGCCCATCGAATGCGCCTCGTCGACCAGCACCATCGCCCCGTGCGCCTTTGAGACGGCAACCATTTCCCTCAGCGGCGCGACATCGCCCATCATTGAATAGACACCTTCAAGCACCACCAGCTTGCCCGCGCCCTCGGGGATGCGCCTCAGCCGCTTTTCCAGCGCCTCTACATCATTGTGCTTGAACGGCACGACCTCGGCCCGGCCCATCGCGCAGCCATCATAGATCGAGGCGTGGCTGTCGATATCGAGGATGATGTAATCACCCTTGCCCGCGAGCGTGGAGATGATCCCGAGATTGGCCTGATAGCCGGTCGAAAAGACCATCGCGTGGTCCATCGCGTAGAATTCGCGCAAGGCCGCCTCGACATCGCGGTGATCGCGGAAGGTGCCGTTGAGCACGCGGCTTCCGGTCGTGCCCGCGCCGAAATCCTCCATCGCCTGCTTGCCCGCCGCGATGACATCATCGTCGAAGGTCATGCCCATGTAGTTGTAGGTGCCGAGCAGAATCGTGTCGCGCCCGTTGCAGATCGCCCGGGTGGGCGAAAGCACCTGCTCCATTACCAGGTTGAACGGATCCTCCACACCGGCAGCAAGCAGCGCCTCGCGGGTCTGGATGATGGGATCGAACTTGGCGAGCAGATCGACGGGCTCGGCCTGGGCGGCGGTATCTTTCATGATGGTTGCCAT